TCTGACAAAGGAAAGCTTCATCATCAAAGATCCAATCCCCCTGTCTGCCTACAAACTCTCCCAGTTCTTTGTACGTGCGTACATCATGGAATGATCTGTCCTTTGTTTCTTCCCAGTTCTGCCACCACTTCATACGGTCTGGATACTCACGCCACATAGCCGCCAGTGTTGCTTCGCTCTTTAAAAAACAACCGTCACAGTTCCCTGATCCTGGGGTAATCTTCAGATCGAACTCATGTTGTTTCCAGAAGAACATAACATCCTGCTTCGTGACCCCTGCATCTGCCAATGGAAACCAGTTGTCCCACCGTTTGTCCTTGCTTGGTTTTACCCGCTTGGCTTCGTCTGCTCTGATACCTACGGTGTTTGTCCAGTGCTCCCATCCGATAGACAGCAGATACCGACGCATAGTCTTGACCTTCAACTCTTGGGTGCAGGATCTACGGAATACATTTGGTAGCATGTTGAACGACAGATACTTATCAAACGGCTCTCCCTTTCGCGCAGCGGAGTCCCAACTAACTGTCTGAAAGTATGCCTTACCATTTTGATATCTGTTGGATGGTGCCCTCGAATACTCAAGCCATGTGATGTCTACGCCCCAGTTCTTCTCTATGTTGTGCACAAAGTCCAGTGTCCCTGGCATCTCACGCCCAGTGTTGGCAAACAAAACCTTCACACGATCTGATAGATCTCCGTTAGCCTCCAGTATCCTATGCAACATATACCCAGAGGTACGACCACCACTGAAACTAATAAGAACATTGCCATCGGGTAGCTTCATATCTCGTACCTGTACTTCTTGTCAGATTCTATAAGGTAGAGATTCTGTTTGGCACGAGTCACTGCCACATAGAATATCCTGTTTTCATCCTCTGGATGTTTACCCTCTACACATGCTTTGGTAGATCCCAAGTATACTGCTACGTTGTCATCCTCACCACCTTTCATGGCATGGATCGTAGAGATCTTGATCCTTGGTTCTTTGTATATGCTCTCACCCCTGCGCTCAACCGATCTAATGTAGATCTTTTCTTCTTCCGACAACCGTATGATGTCCGTTTGATCTGTGCTTATTGGTGCTAACAAACCAAACTCCTTGACCAGTTTGTCGTAGGTCAACAGTTCGTCTGGACCAGCCGCATCCAACAGTTTCGCAGACCCACGTTTAACAACAGCCCCCTCTCCTGTCTTGGGCACCATCTCGTACATCTTCCTGACCCTGCTGACATACACACCCTTGCCACTGGAAATATCTTTCCACACAGACATGGCTTCCAGTTTCTTTTCCGACACAGACCACCGACCCTTGCGACTGTAGAAGTATCTGTTCTGCTCCAAGAACTCAGCTATGTCATTTACAAACGAGTTGGTTCGAGCCATGATTGTCCATGACCCTTGTTCCAACGGCAATGCCCACAGGCTCATGACCCTCGTAACTCTGCCCTCTTCCTGTCTTGGATAGAACTCTTTCTCCAGTCTTCCTGGTATACGGCGAGAGATGTCCATAGAAAGCTCCCACACGCTCCGTGGTAAGCGATAGGATTGATTGAGTACCTCAACCTTATCTGTGCAGTTAATGAAGTCATCGACGTTTACAGACGTCCAACGGTGAATAGCCTGATCATCATCCCCTGCAATCAATACCTCGTCCGCATATTCGGACATCTTCTTCACCATCTCCCATTGTAATGGCGTAAGATCTTGGGCTTCATCAACGATCAATAGATCTAAGTTTGGTGGATCTGCTATGTCTATGTACTTGGCAATCATGTCGGAGAAATCTACACGACCTGTCTTGCTCTTGTATTCCTCTAGCTGCTGTTGGATCTGCACAAGCTTAGAGAAACTCAGGTCACGATCCTCTTCGTAATTAAATTCAAAGTCCAAGTTAGACCTCCGATAGACCGAGCGCATAATGATCTGTAGGTACTTGGCTCCTGATCCTTTCATACTTGGCACGGTTATCCCATCGTGTACAGACGTAGAGTCTGCACCATCAAAGTCCAACGCAAGCATTTTTCCCAGCCTTTGAAAATCCTGACGGCTCAACACGTCTCCTTGGGCCAGGCCCAATCCGTGATACCCAGTGGCGTGGAGCGTTTTAAAATGGGGGAAGTCTTGCTTGGTTAAATTAAACTTAGCACAGGATCGATCAACAAACTCACCTATCGCTTTGGTGGTAAAGGAGACCACACCAATACGAGAAGGATGCACACCCTCTTCAAGCTTTGCCTGTACTCGTTCGATCAACGTATAAGTCTTGCCGCAACCTGGAGGTCCCAGGATTAGCGTAGCATTATCAATCATCAGTACGACGGCCCTCTAACCAGTCCTCAATGTCCTGTTTATTCCAACGACTAGCAGCCCGTCGAGCATCTCCGTTGCCAAGTTTGTAGGGCTTGGGAAAGTTTCCCTCGCTTACCCACTTATAAATGGCAGACTCAGATACATCGAGCCAATCTGCTATGTCCTTTGCCTTTAAAAAATTAGAATGGGATTTCATTTTCCATCTCCTCTATAGGTATAGATACCTCTTCATTCTCAAATGCAGGAACCCACCACACACGAATGGTGGTTCTTGATCCGTCTTCTTTAGTTATATTTTTATGACCATAACACTCTCTATCACCGTTTAATTTCTTCAGCTGCTCTTGGATCTGTGCCCTTGTAAAAGCAGTGAACCTTCTGTTGTGCAAGAACTCTGTCAGACCTGCCATGGTAAACGAAGTGTACCCCTCGTTGTCTGTAAACGGTTTACCTTGTAACAATTCCTCTGGGTGCAACGCTCTAATACGACTGGTGCAATACGCCCTGAGTAATGCTTTGAACTCTCCAGTTATCGTCAGTTCTTCTGGGACTTCCTGAGTCGTAGCTTCTAGCATCAACCTTTGAAGTATAGATAGCCATGTCTTTGGCCTCATGGTTGGAGGCACAACTTGAGCCTGTTCCATACAAGCACGTTGGAATAACGTCTGGTTCTGAAGCTGTTCCGTATTCAACTGAACACGTTGCCCTGCCACCGTCAGGAAATACAATCGGGGTTCGGACTTAATAATCATCAGGTTCTGTACCTCTATGTCAGATCCTATCTCCCCAATACCAAACTTCAAAGACATACACAGTTCTTTATCACAGTAACTCTTGAACGGTTCCTGTTCGCACGTATAAAAATATTCCTTCTTATTTAAACTTTTCTGTAACGCCAAGACTTCTTTGGCTTCGAGCGGTGGAGAAAACAACTGTTGGTTCATGGTCTCCATCTCGGCCTTCCAGTTGTCCCCATGTTTCATCCGACAATACACACCAAGCATAAAGAGTTTCTTGTTGCGATCCTCACCCGAAGGTCCATCACGAAACAAATGCTGAAGACATGGCGGAGCATCCGACAATAGTTTCCTCGGCTTGTTGTTCTTGGATCTCAGCCCCTCTAATTCCGAAACGTGAACCTTGATCTTTTCTATGGCATTGAGAAAGTCCTCAATCTCCATGGCCTCAACCTTTTGGTTGAAGCAATATCTCTGTGGCAATTCCGCATTGAAGTATGGCAAGTTAATGAAGTTACCCACGTCGCCTCTGTCCGCCAGGATTGTGTCCTGCTTTGGAAAGATCTCACATCCACTATGTCCCAGAGCGACTGCCATCTCTACCAGATACTCTCGTACAACCTTTGCCTGTTCGTACTCTTTCAAGAACAGATACAAGTGTGCCCCGCCTGACTTCGATCTGCAATGCAGTAGCGGTAGCTTTAGTTTTTGTATTCGACGCTGTAGTTCGTTGTGGTCTAGATCATAGATGTCTATATCCAGAGCACCCCACCTACATTTGTTTTCTTCATTGATCGGGATAGCCCCGACCCCCTGCTCACCATCAATGTGTCCTTGCATAATCTTAACTGTCAATGCTTGCCGTACAATCCTACTGTCAGCATCGGCTTTACCATTCCTGCCAATCCGACCGACTGTAGTTGTACCATGTGCAACCTTCGAACCCTCGAAGGCCGCAAGCATTTTGTCTGCTAATGACATGCTTGGCTCCTGTTGGGTGAAAAACACGGTAAATCTTTTTGAGAAGATCTACCGTGTTAAATTTTTAGAAGGGTATTTCGTCGTCCTGATCTTTGGCTTGGTTGTCAGTCTGAGAAGAGTCTTGTGTTTTAGCCTGCTCTTCTACAACTTTAACTTCACCTGCCATTACGCTTTGTCTGAATGACTTAGCCTCTTCAAACAATTCCCTCTTGTCACTAGGAATAGGTCCAACCTTTGATACGGCATAGTTCGCATACTTCTGGTTGTTTTTGTTAACCTCTTGGACACTACTTAGTTTCCAGATCGTACTGTAGATAGGAATGATCTGTAAGTTTCCTGTCTTCGGGTTACGTGCCTTGTTCATAGCAATCATGGTGCGCCATCTCTTTGCCACCTTACGTTGAGTGCTTGTCATGGATAAGACAACAGGCTCATAGTCTCCATCTTTCATAATCAAACAATAGTAATCATCTGAAATCACCAACTCATTGTCATTTGGAAGAAGATCCATAGTCCTGCCTCCCTCAACAATACGATTAGCTTGTTGGATAATAGGGTCTGTTGGATCAAGTTCTCCTACAAAACCACCACCCTTTACCAAAGGAACCCATTCTTTGTAGGCTGTCTTTGTATAACAAGGTATAACATCAGCTTCTTGGTACACTTCTGATGTCAAACTGTTAAACATTTCACCTGCACCTAGTCCCTCAATATACTTGGCATCACTCTTGTCCAACTCTGGTGACAAAGATTGTGCTAGTTTAAGGAACGGTATCTGTAACTCTTCTGCTGAAAAGACTGCGCCCTCGGAGCCGTCATCAAACATATCGTTTACAAATTCTGAGACCGCTGTCTCTTTTGCTTTCGCCACTGCATTAGCCATCTACATTCTCCTCATCTGGTCTAACTATTTTTTGCCATTCATCTAGTTTAATTTCCATTTCTTCTATATGATTACTTGCCTCTTTCTTAGTCATAGGAAAGGAAGCATCTAGAATAATAGGAGCAACAAAGTCTGCCCCAGATTCATACGCTAACTTTTGAAGTTCCAACGTCATAACTTGTATCTTGGCGAGTTGTTTGACAGTCGCCGCTGATCTATGCAGAGCCATGATCTGGTCTGTATAATCACTCTTTCGCATACTATTTCCTCCTGATTTCTGCTGCGTTAGTTACATATGCCCCGAACAAATCGAGATCTATTGGTGTGCCTTTTGTAATTTGTTCTTTTACAAAAGCCTTCAACGTAGAAGGATGCACATGGGTCTTGGTCTTCGGATCAAAACCTTTGTCACGCAGTAAACCAATCACGTCCCCTGCCATATTGTCTTCACCTTTACCAAACGAACAGGTCACATCATTCTTAATGATGTCGTCCATTCCATTTTCACGTAGCCATGTGAAAGCTTTCTCTCTGTTTGCTACAGGAATAGAAGCTTGAACAATCATCTTACGTGCAACGGTCACACCGTCTACGTCCAGACGTTCAATACCCATCTCATCCATCAATGCAGGAATGCTGTTGGTCTGCATATTCATCTTGTTTGATTTGAGCTTGGAAAGATATTCTTCGGTAGTAGCAATCTCGTCTTCTACCTGTCTTAGTTCTCGGACAAGATGCGATAGCTGCTTGCCCTTATTCTCTTCGATGTCTTCGAGCACCTGGCCCTCATCGAATATGTCTTCAAAGATGTCACTCATCTAGTATCTCCTCTTCAGGGTTCGGTTGACAAACCATTTCGCCATCCGTATTATGGACTCTACTGGAGGTATGTGATGACTGTCAAGTACAAATATAAACTAAAACCATTCAAGCATCAGGAGGATGCGCTCGAAAAAGGTTGGGACAAACTTGAGTTTGCTTTCTTTATGGAGATGGGTACAGGGAAATCAAAAGTCCTGTTAGATAATCTAGGAATGTTGTTCCTGGCAGGGCGAGTAAACTTCGCTCTGATCCTCGCACCAAAGGGTGTATATAGAAACTGGGTAACCAAAGAAATACCAGAACATATGTCAGATGAAGTACCACATCGAGTGATTCGATGGGTTGCTTCTCCTAACAAAAAACAAAAAGAAGAAATGCAATCTGTCAAAGAACCATTTGCAGGGCTGACAATCTTTGTCATGAATGTTGAATCGTATTCTACACGCAAGGGCCAGGTTGCCGGAGAGTGGATGGCAAACTCATTCGGATCTCTGGGATGTATTGCAGTGGACGAATCAACAACCATAAAGAATCATAAAGCCAAGCGCACAAAAGCACTATTAAAAATATCCAAAAAATTTATGTACAAAAGACTATTGACAGGTTCTCCTGTTACAAAAAGTCCTCTGGATGTTTTTGCACAGACCGAGTTCCTTCGACCTGGTCTCATGAATCATGAATCTTTCTACTCGTTTCAGGCTCGATACGCTGTGGTTCAACGTCGGACTATGGGTAGCCACGCCTTTCAACAGGTTGTGGGATACAAAAATCTTGACGAACTTACTGAGAAGATCGATGCGTTCAGCTTCCGTGTACTCAAGAAAGATTGTTTGGATCTGCCAGACAAAATCTATACGGCTCGGTATGTCACCCTGACTGACGAACAATATAAAATGTACAGCGATCTACAAAGACAAGCAATGTTGTTACTTGACGATGGTGAAATGGTAACTGCTCCGGCTGTCATTACACAGATGCTACGCATTCAACAGGTTCTATCAGGACATCTAAAGACTGACGATGGTGAAATGAAATACTTTCCTTCACGTCGCATGGATGCATTGGAGGAGATCCTCGAAGAACATGATGGCAAAGCAATCATCTGGTCTAGGTTCCGATACGACATCATCAAGATAACAGAGATGCTAAACAAAAAGTTTGGAGAGGGATGTGCCGCTGCATACTACGGGGATACCTCGGATGATGAGCGTAATAATATCGTGACTAATTTCCAACAATTAAAAAATCTGAAGTTCTTTGTAGGCAATCCTGCGACCGCAGGCTACGGCCTGACTTTGACCGAAGCTGATCTCGTGATATACTATGCCAACGACTTTAACTTGGAGACCCGCATACAATCAGAAGATCGTGCCCATCGTATTGGTCAAAAGAAAAATGTAACTTACATTGATCTTGTATCCGAGGGCACCATTGACGAGAAGATAGTCGAAGCACTTAGAAACAAAATCAACATCGGCGCAAAGGTATTAGGAGAAGAGGCAAGAGAATGGCTAAGTCTAAAGCCCACGAAGAACTAATCGAAACAGTTGTAGACTACAAACGTGGACTACGAAACCTGAAGACTGGGACAGAAGAACTGGTTCGCATATCTGGATTAACACCAGACATAGCCGCCGCATTTCTGACAGACATGAAACGAAACAGTGTCACCCAGATCCGTGGGTATTCCAAAGAACCAGAACGATTGCGTAAAGGAAAAGAAAAAGCCCCGTCGAAACGGGGCTAGTTACCGAGGCCACAGGCGTGAGCCTTGAGCAGTGTGACTATACAGTAACAGATCCAGTCTGTTTTGCATACTCTTTTCTTATAATCACAGACAACTGTCGGGTCATTGTCCGTTGTTCGTCGTCCGCAAGTTCTTTCAATCTCTCATGATCTTCAGGCAACAACGCTACATTACAGAAACGTCGTTGCTCTTCTTTCTTTTTAGCCATTGGTTGCTCCTTAGTTGTAGTGTGCTTATACACTACTGGTTACCAAAGAACAACATGTAAGCATCAACTTTATAAAATCTGTCTTTGTTGCGTTCCATGGCGTCAATCACCTCTGATTCTTCCCGATCCAAGTCAGCAGCTATCATGCTTGGCGTGTATGGAAAGTCCATCCCATTGGATTTGATGTACATGACTATCTCTTTTTCAAGATCGTCATCTGCAACATGGGCCAGGTCCAAATCAACGTGCACAGGTTCAACTCGCATTGCTCTCCACGGTATCTGATCACGTTTGTCTGGATAGTTTGGCAACAGGAACGCATTGTATACGTTACCTGGTTGCACGTTCATAGCCGTCACAAGCCTTGCATTCAGGAATACTTGCTCTCCTTTCGGTGTAACAGCAAACCCACTACCAGTCGGGTTCAAGTATTCAACAATCACCTGCTGTCGTCGCGTTTCATTAAGATCAAAAATTTGGTTCATAAAGTATTCCTTCTTCTTCCTTTTGTTTGTAGTAGTTGATTTCATTTATCAGACCCTCAATCCTTGGATCATCAGGGTCTGCCCATTCTATATCGTCGCGTTCTTTTTCCAGTTTCTTTCTAAGTACACTGACCAGTTCGACTTCTGCGATTCCTAATACTTTCATTTTTCCTCCCTAGGTAATGCATATTTTCTAATTATAACGAACACGTTGTGCTCTTCCATGTGCAGTGCGTCTGCTATCTGATGAGCAAGCATACCGTGCTTTAATAAATTATTCACAGTCTTTGCTTCCATAGACAAAGGACGTTCGCTCGGATATCTTATTCTCTTTTTAACTGGTAAAGAATTAATCTGCATCTTTGGATTAACCTGTCGATCCAGTTTGTTTTGCGCCTCCCAAGCTTTGCGATACAGATCTTCATACCGAACTCTGTGCGCTTCGCTTTCGTAGACCTTACCTTTTACTTTAGCTTTCATTATCTTCCTCCATGTATCCGTATTCCAATTGTTTTTAATTGATTAACGTAATCGTTTAACTCATCCCTCGCCGCCCACAACTCTCGCTCAATCCCAGGTCGGGCGTCTCTGCGCCCTTTTTCATCCTGTAAATTATCAACCTGTCTCTTCAACCATTTGAGTTGTGCAGCTTGGAACATACTCAACTGCTCGTCTCCCATATCACTCCTCCTTTTCTGGTCTTACCTTGGGTTTAACTAACTTCGATACCCTGTCCGTGGGATAACACCCCATCGAAATGTCATTGCCATACAAGTCAAACAAATAGTCGTATATGAAATCTGCGCTTCTGTTTTCCATGGCTCTTGAACAATGCTTCTCGCTCTCAAACCATACAGCCGTTTCAATATCGTGACCGTGCAAGGTGTACGCAATCACCAACGCCGTGAAGTATTCAATCATGGATCTTTGTCCTTCTTAATTGCCTGAAGTAAAAGAGTGTCTGCGTCCTTCATTACTTTCAAAGCTTTCGGATCAACTGCCCTCATCATGCCTTCGAACTGGTCTTCCGACATATCCTCCTTGCATTCAAAGTATGCGTCCTTCAACTCACGCTCTATCAATTCACGGATCTCCATCAAGGCCACCACCTTATTCGGTGGCCTCAATGCATAGAACTCTTCCCATTCGATCTTGGTTTCAAATACTGGCACCTCAGTGTCTGCGGTTTTCCATCCTATCTTCATGATCAAATTCATTTAACAACTGCCCAAATGCTCTCGTTCCCTGCATCTTTACCAGTGTCCTTGATCTTCCCTGCTTTCCGCAGCTGAGATAATGTCGTGCGTACAATCGTCAGCTTCACGCCCGATCTGTCAGCGATTTGTTTTGCGGTTCCGATATCTCGATCTAGTTCCGCCAGGATTTGTTCCTTGCGCGTAAGCTTTGCGCCCGACCGCTGTTTGGTCTTGATCCTTTGCCATAGTTCTTTAAACATCTTTCTTCCTCCATTCGTAAAAGATTTCATTTATCACAGCCCGATACTCCTCTTGATCATCGAACTGATCGATTGCTAGTGACCCTACTATATCACACAGTAAGTTTAACTCTTCTTCCTTTTTTTCTTCAAGCTTATCCTCAAGCTTAGATAAATCCCACTTAACCATCAGCCCCAATCCTTTCTGTCTTCCTCGTTGCGCCATCCTTCCCAGTACGCTTCGATCTCGTTCTCCGACATCTTGTCCTCGGCTACAAAATTTACGCCCAAATTATCCAACCAAATGTGCGGTTCAGGATGTCTCCCATAATATCGATCAGCCGAACCGCGATCAGCGGCTCTCTCTTCACGATCCATCATCCAAGCTTTCACTCTTCCCATTACCAATCCTCCTTAAATACTTTGCGGAATATCTCATCCAACATCTTTTCCATCTCACGATCCGTCATCTTTATCCTCCCAATAACTAATGTGCGGTTTGTTTTCTGTAGCCTCACTGACCTCAACATAAATAGTAAAACCATTTAGTTCGATGTAAGCAGACACAGGACTTCGAACGTCAACTATCATCTCGTACCTCCATGTAACTTTCGATTAATCCTTGCGCGACTTGCGCTGTGATGGCGTTGCCGTAGGCGCGGAGTCGTCCCACTCTGGCGGTAGCCCCATCAACCAACGGGAATGTGCAGGGTTCAACTGGCCTCCACTTTCCATCTCGGCATCGGAGCCAGTCAGTATCTCTCCAGAAACCGTTAGTCTCATGGGCTTGGGTTCTGGCGTCACCTCCCCCTTCGCCTCCATTACAGCTTCGATCATGTCGGGTGACACTTGCTCCCTCAGATTGCACGGAAACGATCTGTTCTTTCGCGTCGTCTGATGCATCCTGATCATCGCCTCTCGGCTCCGTAACGGTAGACTGTCCATCGTGTTGGGCGTTGCCCACCCTGCCAGTTGCGCTTGCGCCCCCGTGTTCCAACCGTGCTTCCCGTTCAGATGTGACGGTGCTATGTTCGTTCCGCCTGTCATCGATGTCGGTGTCGCCCATCCCGATAGTTGAGCCGTCACATCCAACGTGTCCGTGCTGATCCTTCCGTTCCGTATCCGACCGCCCTGATATCCACCCTTGCCGTCGCGTGTCGTCGGTGTCGGCCACGAACCAGA